TTTAGTACCTACGGTAAGTTTAATATTGTTCATATCAAAATCAGGGTGTAAGTTCTTAGTCATATTTAATCTCCGATTAATTGTGTCCGACATCGGACAGTTTCACTTTAAGTTTAAGTGAGATAGCTACATGCTATCCCACTCTTCAGGTGTCACACCTGTCATAATGAACTCTCGTTCATCAGCCGACAAGTTCGGCATGACATTCTGGATCAACGATCCACCCTGCCAAAGATCAATCTGATCTTGGCTTACGTCAATATCCATTGACGATGTGTTGCCAGAAAGCATAGAAGTTTTTGTAATAAGCATATTTAATCTCCGATTAATAGTGTCCAACATTGGACGGTTTCAGTTACTTCGTATAACCTGCGATGATTACTCTTTGTTTATTGATATAATCATTCTTGTCTACAAGTTTTTGTTTCAAGATATTTATTTCTTCTTGTGAAGAAACAAGCATTTCTTTTAACAATTTATTCTTTGCTTCGATTTTATCAATATAACCTGCCATGCTGACTAATTCGACCATTTGTTTTACCTTTCTTTTATATTATTTATATTTTAATACTTTCACAAAGTATTCAAGTATTAAAATAAAAATATTATAAAGTGGTAGAGTTGTCAAGCCCTACCACCTTTTACCTTTCTTTAGAAAGAAACTTCATCAGTTCCTGTTTTAGCAAGGTGCTTTGTTTCACCAATAACTTGGTATGATCCTTTCTCTTTAATTGTTACTGATGGAACTTCTTCTTCAAGAAGGATCTCAAGAACTCTTTGAACACTTAGATTTGTTTTATCACAAATTGTTCTGATTGCTTTACACAGCTCTTCTTCAGTTTTAGGAAGTCGTGTTGACTTTGTTTCTTGAGTCTTACCTTCGGTGTCAGATTCAGACTGTCCAACGTTGGACACTTTACCTTCGGTAGTTTCTGTTTCGTTTGCTTTAGCTACCTTTTTCATGGAAGACTGCAAAGCAGTAAGAGAGTTAAATCCTTTCTTTGAGGATTTGATATGTGCCATACAATCACTATGATTGTTGAAGAACCATTCAGCTTCTGATCTTCTTCTCCGATCAATTCTATGAAGATTACAATCCTTCAATCTTTGTTGAGACAATTGCTTACTGTCAGTTTCAGAACGTAGTTGAAAGATTAATTTACCTAATCGGTAATTGAAACCATCAGCCATTATGCTTTTTGCAAAAGCATTTCTTTGTGATCTTTCTTCTTTGGCATACATCTTTTGAAGAGTGATACCTTCAGCTTCAAGAGTTGAGAGTTTCAGAGTTTCGATTTTTCCATTTTGAATTTGCATTTTGCTTCCTTTTACTTTCAATCTGTTTATTTAAGAGAGAAGAAGAACTCATCTCTCACAAGAGATCGAGATGAGTTTTCTTCTCAAATAAACTGATAGAAAGGTAAGTGTTTCGGTTTGGTTTGTCAAGCCTCGTGATTGATAGAAAGTTCTTTATCACCGTGATGCTCCGATTGAAAGAGTCTTCTATCAAAAAGGGGGGATATGCATCGGCAGTTCAATATTGTCCGATGTCGGACTATTCCAACCTTTCTAATTGCTTCTATGAAGCAACTGATGTGATAACAGTTTCCAAATGCTCATAAATCCCTTGTTTTATTGGGTATTTGCTTAGATTGAGTGGATCAAAGATAGTAAGATTCTTTCATCTGAGAAGATGCACGGTGATTTTGAGTAGATTCTATCTTTGTCACACCCCCACGCAAGAGCCACCGCCCCACCACAGGTACGTATATACATAAATCTACACAGATCAGTAAAATTCACTGTTAACCACTACAGAAACCTACACACACCCTACTATATAGTATCATAAATACCACACATATAAATATAATTAAATATAGCTGTTGACCTGCACACATATACGTGGTATAATTATGTATAACTAGTTTTTTAAGACTCACTTAAAGTGAAACAATAAAGTGTTTAATACCTAAACTTAAAAAACCACTGTAAATGCAAACACTATAAGTGTACAATTTCTAAGATTACACTGTAAGTGAGCATAAACAGGATATTAATCCGTACAATTAATAAAAAGTTCTTGACAATGAAGAGAAAATCAGTAAAACTAAAGACAGACAATGTTATTGAGGCATTCTATGAGGCTATCCGTAACAATAGTCTGGACCGACTTCATATTCCCCACAGTGATGTATTCTATGTACGCAAGGCAGTAGAGGCTCACTATGGAAGACCATTTACTTTGGAGCATGTAGAACGTGCTATGAAGCTAGAGGGATGGGTCGAAGGTGAGAGGAATAACTAATGACGGTGGAAAAGAGTGGTGAAACCTTTTCTGGCTATAATAAGCCTAAACGAACACCTAAACATCCTAAGAAGTCACACGCAGTCCTAGCAAAGGAAGGCGATAAAATTAGACTAATACGCTTTGGTCAACAAGGTGTGCGAGGTGCAGGAAAGAATCCTACATCCGCAAAAGATAAGGCTCGTAAGAAGAGCTACTATGCACGGCACAATGCACAAGGCAAGCCTACAAGCAAGCTGAGTGCAAAGTACTGGTCACATAAAGTAAAATGGTAAAGGAAAACAAAACATGGTATCCGTAAAAGATCAAATATTAAGAGACAGAAAACCTACGTCTAGCATTATGGAAGCTATTCGTAGAAAACTTGCAGGTAAGGGCAAGTTAACAATCAAAGAGAAAGCAGCTATTGTAGCTATGGACGGTAATACTCGTAAGAGTGGTACAGGTAAAGCACGTAGACCTGCAGGGTTTGGTATGTCTTCATCAACTCGTAAGAGTGGTACAGGTAAAGCACGTAAACCTGAAGGATTTGGTGTTTCGTCATCGACTCGCAAAAGTGGCACAGGTAAAGCACGTAGACCTACAGGGTTTGGCGTTTCATCAAGCACTAAAAAAGCTATAACTACAGGCGGTAAGGCTAAGTCTGCAGAACGTAAGTCAGGTCTAATACCCGATACAGTTCCACAGGAACGAAGGACTACACCTGAAGGTAGATTAGCTGATGCTGCAAAAAGAGGTCCATCAAGCACACGTAAGAAAAATACAGCACAGACACGTAAACCTGCAGCCAAGGCACAGAGTGGTATTAGCCCTGTACCTAAAAAAGGAACTCCACCACCTAAGAGACCTACAAAAGTTATTAGAGATGCAGTAAAGCCAAAGCCAGGTAAACCTAATACAGAGCCTAGAACTATAGCTCAAGCTAAAAAAATGGGCAAGCTCTACTTTGTAGATAAGAATGGTAAAAAGAAAGCTGCTGTGACAGCAGAGGACTTGAAGAAATCAGGTCATAAAACATTACGTGCTTACCTTAATGCAAAAGGTAAACCTGCTAAGAAGGGAAAATAGACATGGCTAAGAAGAAAAAAGATGTTCTTAAAATGACAGACGAGGAAATTTTATTACATATATTTAAAACGCAACCTGAGTCTTTAGGTTTTGATCCTGACAAAAAAGCTAAAGGTGGCATGATGAAGAAAAAAGGTTATGCCAAAGGTGGCACGGTATCTAAAAATCAACCAATGACTATGGATTGGTTTCGTAAAACAATCGGAACTGCCGAAGGAAGAAAATTAATAGGTCCAGGTGGAGGAACAGGAAGTTCCAATAGCCCACAAATGATTTTAAGAAAGTTAATGGAAAAGAACACTCCTACTTTTAAAATTGACATGTCCTCTAAAAAGAAAATGATTGAAAAAATAAAAGAGATGCAAGGCAAAAAAACAGCTAAAGCAGCAAAGGGTGGCATGATGAAGAAAAAAGGCTACGCTAAAGGTGGAGCTATGAAGAAGAAGGGTTATGCTATGGGTGGTATGATGCCAGAGCGTAAGATTAATCCATCTACAGGCATGGCTATGAAAAAAGGTGGCATGATTGATATGCGTAAATCGGGCATGTTTTCCAAAGGTGGCTTAACAAAGAAAAGCCCACGTGGTAAGTAATGGCTAATGTCCTCAGTACAGCACGATATAAGAATGTAAAGTCCGACTTAACAACAGCGACAGCTACAGTTATATATACCTGTCCACCGTTAATGACAACTTTTGTATCTTCTATCTTGGTGTCTGAGGACACAGGCAATGCTGACACTATAACGGTTACCATAACAAATGGTAGCTCAGTTTTTAGTTTATTTAAAGTTAAGGCAGTAGGAGCTAACGGTACTGTAGAATTAATATCAAATGATTTAATTTTAGTATCGGGTGATATACTTACAGTAACAGCAGCTACAGCAAACCGATTGCATGTAATTGCCTCATTAGTTGAAGTGCCTAAGTCCACAACTGCATAACGGAAATGCATAAGTAATTATGGTAAGTAACGATTAACTATGGTATAACTACCTTTGTACAATAAACAAAGGAGGTGTACGATGATTAAAATATTAAAAGAATGGTTTAAACGATCACAGAAAGCCAGAGCTAATCAAGCAGCAATGAGTGAATTAAACAAATTTACAGATAGAGAACTGCAAGATTTAGGAATTGGACGTAGTGAAATATACGCAAAGGTTCATGGGATAAATTAATGGCATTAAAGAAACCACCTAATAAAGGAGCAGCATCGCTACCTAAATCAGTACGTAATAATATGGGATTTTATAAAAGGGGAGGATCAACTGCAAAGTCAGGTTCAAAGCCTAAGAATCCTAAGTTATACGCAGCAGTAAAATCTGAAGCTAAAAGAAAGTTTAAGGTATATCCATCTGCCTATGCTAATGCGTGGCTTGTACGTACATACAAGAAACGTGGTGGAACGTATGCGTAAGCTCAAACCCAGAAACTATAAAGATGGTGGTTTAACCAAATGGTTTGCTGAAAATTGGGTTGATGTTAAGACAGGCAAAAAATGTGGTAGGTCTGGTAAAGAAATGAAAACGAGACCTTACCCTGCCTGTAGACCTGCAGCAGTAGCAGGTAAGATAAGTAAAACAGAAGCTGCTAAAAAAACAGGACCAAAACGAGTAGCTTGGTCAACAACAGCTTCAGGTAAGAAAAGAAAAAAGTAATGCCCTACTTACAAAGCAATGTACCCTACTTTAAAGCGTGGGTACGAAGAGAGTATACGTGTAACCATGAGCAGTATCATGGAGAATTTTTACACTGCATGGTAATAGCAGTAACGAGTATGCCGAATAGATGTTTGAGTTTTCAGGTTATATTCACAGGATGTGAATCAGACCATACAGATGAACCAAACGTACACGGTGGAGCAATGTGGGCTAGACTACCCATTACAGCACTGGTAGGAGATACACCAGTAAAAAAATGGGCAAAGGAATTGCCAGTATATGCAGCACAACCTTGGGATTGTATGTCACATAACCACTCAGTCTATGTATTGGACAGAGCAACTCCTGCACCTTGGGTAGCAAAAGTCGATGGTAAGTTCTACCCTGCTAAGTATTATTTTACTGTAGACTATACAGGTAGTGAAATAGCTGATGATCCTGCACAGCACAAACAAAGTCATGTGCTAGAGTTAATGGACGCAGGTAAGTACACAGGTAACATTGTTGCGTTGCCTAATAATAGAGTAAGAGTAACACACCCTGCATGGTTTGAGACAGGGGAAGGAGCACCAGATTTTAAACCGAATCAGCATGTGTTCCATTCTAAATTAGATACAGAGTATGTTTGGGATACTCAACGTGTATTTAATAATCTTTATAATGAGGAAAAATAATGACACCTGAAAAACTATCAGCATGGAGAATAGTACCACGTATGTTAATACTGTCCTACATGATAGTGTTTTATCAAACATGTAATTGGTTTATGAATTTAACAGACCCCAACAATGCACAGGCAGGGTTTGTGTCTGTCGTTGTAGGAGCAGGTGCAGCATGGTTTGGTATCTATGTTAATGGTACAAGAGCATCTGTAAGTGTATCAGCTAAAACAGAGCAAAGGGAGAATATATAATGGAAATAATGAAACCTTTAACCGTAATGATATTGGCTACAGGCTTAATGGGCTTGTTGGGTCTTATTGTTATAGATGAATTTATGATGGCTAATGCACATGGCGGTGCATTGGATGCTAATGTAATTGAACTCTTGCAGATGAGTATCACAGGTATTGTGGGTATTGTTGCAGGATATCTATCAGGTAACTCTACCTCAAAGGGTAAAGGTTGCAATAATCCCGACTGTAAATGTGGATAGGAGATATATATGTTTGAACGTGTAAAGACTTTTTTTAAAGAGCGTGGTGAAGGAACTGCGTGGGATTTAGATTATGGTAAACTTATTATTATAGGTCTGTGTATCTATATAGCTGTTAATGTCTAATGAGTATACTAACTAGCCTTATAGGACCAGTATCAGGAATCCTAGATAAGGTTATAGAGGACAAAGACCAGAAAGCCAAGCTTGCACATGAGCTTGCAACAATGGCTGACACACACGCTCAACAGGCACTGCTTGCACAGCTAGAGATAAACAAAGCCGAAGCAGCCTCTGGAAGCCTATTTAAAGGCGGTTGGAGACCCTTTGTAGGATGGGTATGTGGGATAGCCTTACTGTATCACTTTATCCTGTCACCGTTAATATTATTTGGAGTAACCCTAACTGGTGTAGATATACCGCCTATACCTGAGTTTGATATGGGAAGTTTAATGACGGTACTTATGGGTATGTTGGGTCTTGGTGGACTCAGGACATATGAAAAACAAAAAGGTATTACCAAATGAAGACAGTTAAAAAACCAACAAAAGCTCACAAAAATAAAAAGGTAGTTAAGGCACATCAGGGTATGGCTCACGTACCTAAATCTAATACTACATCTACAGCACCTACAAGAGCACAGCCTACAGGTGCTAGGTTAGCAACAACAGATGTTAAGAGACCCACTAGATCTGTAGTAGACCCTAGTAAAAGTAGACCTACTAAAGCTATAAATTTAAGTAATGCTACAACAAGAAAAAATTATACAGACAATTTAGTAAAGGATCTAGTTACTAAGAACCCTTTTAATAAACCCACACGTAGACCTTTAACAAAAGCTGAAAAAGATCAAGGTATGCGTTATGCTAATCCAACTGGTACTTTAGTTAGTATGCCTGACCCCAAACCTACACGTAGACCAACAGCAATTGATGCTAAAGAAATTGAAAGATTAATTAGACCTGGACCTGTTGGAGAACCTATGGACGAAAGAGCCAGAAGAAGACGAGACAATGCACTTAAAAGTGAATTAGATGAGGCAATGAGGCAAGCTAGTAAACGACCCAGACGACCTAGACAACCTACTGTACAACCTATTCGACAACCTACACCTCTAAGACTACCTAAAGATTTTGGAGGAAAAAAACGAAAACCTAGACAGCCTAGACAACAACCTCCATTGATAGGTACACCAGTTAGTTTTCCACAACAAGTTATGACACGACCAGAAGTTAGCTATCCACAACAATTTGATCCTAGGATTTTGCAACTACGCAATAAAGGTGGTGTTGTAAAGAAAAAGTATGCAGAAGTAAAGACACTAAAGCAAGGTGGCTATGTATCTAGAGCTAAGTATGGCTCAGTAGATAATTTAAAGAAAAAGAAATAATGGCTGACTGTCCTGTATGTAAAACACCAATACAGGTATTTAAAGTATACTCACACGCTAAGAAAAAATTTGTAGAAATGAATGGTGTATGTATACCATGCAAAGAAAAAGCAGACAGAGAACGATTACAAAACTTACCACCAAAGCAACGCTAACTTTGTTTGCATCTTTACTTTTAATAATACCTTTATCTGGAATAATAAATGATTTAGGATATATTGACTACATAACTTGGAATAGTAAAAAAAATGCATTTGGATTATTTTTAATACTTTGTCCATTTATTTTTTTACTACTTAATATAAAGGAAATACAACATGGGATTTACTCTCTCACAACGAAGTTTAGATAGACTTGAAGGTGTCAACCCTGACATGATACGAGTTGTTAAAAAAGCTATTAAACTTACAAAAATAGATTTTGGTGTCATCTGTGGTATGCGTACTATAGAGGAACAGGAAGCACTGGTAGCCAAAGGAGCATCACAGACCATGAAGTCAAAACACCTAGAAGGACTAGCTGTAGACTTGATGGCATATATAGGTGGGAGGGCATCATGGGAACTCAATGTCTATGACGATATTGCTGACGCTATGATGGAAGCTGCAAAGCATGAGGACGTACCAGTACGTTGGGGTGCAGCTTGGCATATTAACGATTTGCGTACATGTAACATGACAATGGAAGCAGCTATGAATGATTACATAGATACTCGTAGACAAGAAGGACGTAGACCATTTATAGATGGACCACACTTTGAATTGAGTGGACAGTACTAATGTTTTTGCCTATAGTTACAATATGTCTTTTATCTACTATGGATCAATCTGTAGACTGTAAACATTTTAATCCTGACCAACAAGCTAGTACAGTACAGGAGTGCGTGTTAATGGTAGGACAGTTTGTAAATCATATGAGACCTAGATTAGCCGTTCCACATAGTATTCGATATAAATGTGTTGACAAGTCAATAAGGATATAATATAATGAGTAGACAACTCACAGAAAAACAACAAATGTTTCTTAAAGTATTGTTTGATGAAGCCAACGGTGATGTAGTTACAGCTAAACACTTAGCAGGTTATTCAGAGGGTACAGCTACTACAGATGTAGTTAATGGACTTAAAGATGAAATCATGGACGCTACACAAACCTTTATGGCACGTAATGCTCCTAAAGCTGCGGTTGCATTAGCAGGGGGATTGATTGACCCTACTGAACTTGGCATTAGAGATAAGATGTCAGCAGCAAAAGAACTCCTAGATAGAACAGGTTTAATTAAAACTGAGAAGATACAAGTAGAATCATCGGGTGGAGTTATGCTTATGCCACCTAAGAAACAAGAAGAAGATGACTAGAAGTTTAGGCAAATGGGAATTACCACAGCCTTTAGATATTAAGGACGAAACAGAGTGGACACCTATTCCACGTATAGCACGTACCATACCATTTGGTTATATACAAGACGAGAAAGACCCCGACTTACTACAGCCAGTTCAAAACGAATTAGATAAACTTGAAATGGCAAGAGATTATTTAAAACAGTATTCGTATAGAGAGGTAGCTAACTGGCTAACAACACAAACACAGCGATACATATCTCATGTAGGTTTAAGAAAAAGGGTAGCGAATGAGCGACAGCGTAAGAACCAAATTAGAAGCCTCCGCAAGTGGGCAGAATATGCGGAAAAGGCAATCATCAAGACGAAGGAAATCGAAACCCAAAGAACAGGTGCAAAAGAAAACATTACAGCAACCAATTAAAATAGATGCACAGCCTATAGAAGAAACACGTAATGTTATATTTAAACCTAATAAAGGACCACAGACAGATTTCTTAGCAGCAGGTGAGCGAGAGGTTTTATATGGCGGCAGTGCAGGTGGTGGAAAATCTTATGCAATGCTTGCAGACCCACTTAGATATATGGGTCACCCTAGTTTTAGCGGTTTGCTTTTACGCCATACTACGGAAGAGTTACGTGAGCTTATATTCAAATCTCAAGAACTCTACCCAAAAATCTGGAAGGGAATAAAGTGGTCAGAAAGAAAAATGCAATGGGTAGCACCGTCTGGTGCAAGATTGTGGCTCTCTTACTTAGACAGAGATGATGACGTACTTAGATACCAAGGTCTTGCGTTTAGTTGGATAGGCTTTGACGAACTTACACAGTGGGCTACACCGTTTGCTTGGAACTACATGCGATCACGACTTAGAAGCACATCAGCCGACTTGCCAGTATATATGAGGGCTACTACTAACCCTGGGGGTAGAGGACACAGTTGGGTTAAGAAAATGTTTATAGACCCTGCTGCACCCAATAAAGCATTTGAGGCAACAGATATTGAAACAGGTGAAACGCTACGGTATCCTGCAGGGCATAGCAAAGCAGGGAAAGCATTATTTAAAAGAAAGTTTATACCTGCTCGACTTATGGATAATCCTTATCTTGCGGAGCAAGGTGATTATGAAGCAATGTTATTATCCCTTCCAGAGCAACAGAGAAGACAACTTCTTGAAGGTGATTGGGATATCAAAGAGGGAGCAGCATTTACAGAGTTTAATCGTGACATACATGTTGTTGATCCATACGATATACCTAGCAACTGGGTTAAGTTTAGAGCATGTGACTATGGATACGGTAGTAAGTCTGCAGTTGTGTGGATTGCTGTTAGCCCTAGTGAACAGTTGGTGGTATACAGAGAACTTTACGTGTCGAAAGTATTGGCAACAGATTTAGCTGATATGGTACTGGAAGCAGAGGCAAGCGATGGAAACATTAGGTATGGGGTATTGGATAGTAGTCTTTGGCATAAACGTGGGGATACTGGTCCTTCTCTTGCGGAGCAGATGAT